ATAAATTTTACGCTTGAGTGGATCAACGACACAACGTGTCAAATACGCATCATTCATTAGATTTGGGATATTTATACCAGAATGATAACACATACCTTTCACTCTTGTCAACCCTGCTCACATGATGAAGATACTTTGAATTTGAGAATACGATCAGTTTACCTGTCTCTGGTTTTACATCCATGTGTTCAAATACAGTAGATCCACCCTCAAAATCATCATTTAGATACAACATTGCAGCAAACACATCCTCACCATGCACATCATTCTTATCAAAATGTGGTTTCATAAAAGTTCCTACGGGCCATCTGACCACACCCACATAGTCTAACGCAACATCAGGGTCAAAACTTTTACATAGATTTGTCACACCATGAACCACAGTTTTAAACAATTCATCATCATTAATTTGTATGGTTGTAGGATCTATATTACCACCTAAGTATACTGCACCATAATTTCCATCACCATCAGGTTCTGGTATATCAGGCCCTTTAGATAAAGTCTCATTTGGATTTGAGTGAGTGACTGTTGTTAAAAAAGTATCACCACCACGACTTTCATCACCGTATGGCATCTCTTTATTGTTTCTTTTTGCTAACTCAATAAAAGGTATACACAAAGAGGGGTCTAAGAATTTTTCTTGAATATAAATTAATTTCTTCAAATGGTCACAGTGTTTCTCTTAGTTCTATAATTTGGATCATTATAGTTTGGATTCTTGATCTCAGGATTAAAGTTTGGATCAGGATAATCTTTCCAACTATCTCCTTGATATTCAACATACAGTGGATTCACATCTTTTCTAGCAGCATACACATGATAAAAACAATTTACAGGCATACCACCTTGTGCTTGTAAATAAACAAACTCCTCATCCCATCTCTTTACAATAATGTCTTGATGCGATCCTATTGGTTGTAATTGAACAGAGATACTTTCAACATCTACAAGGTCTTTCCAATAATCAGGTAATCTTATTATCTTTTCATTTCTTACTCTACCTCTACAATATACACCTACCTCTGGGCCTTCAATACAAGCATATCTAAGTCTCCATCCCTCTTTACTTGGGTGTTTGATATCAAATGGTTTTGGTCTACCATCAGCAGCACCAAATCTAGAAGCAAGTCTACCTTTATTTCCAGTGTCTGTTGAACCACTTACATATAAATCACCTTCAATATAAACTGTGTTAACAGATGAACCACCACTAACTTTCAATCCATTAGCAGTTCCACCATCACCATCTATTGTTTGATTACCTTTTGTATTGATAGCGAGACTTGTTCCTTTAGTTCCCTCTCTACCAACCATTAAAGTAGCACTAGCACTTGAAAAAGCATCAACTTTTCCTATCTGAGTATTACCCTCAATATATGCAGAGTGATCAATCTTCTCCTCTCCTATTCCTAATGCTTTAGGAACTCTTTTTTTCGCAGCAACAATAAGTTGCCCACCGTATGCAAATAATTCGTCGAATGCAAATGCCATATTAGATACTCCTTGAGTCTGTTTCTGCTGGTTCTGGTAATTTATCTTTCGTTAATGCACGAGATACTCCTTCAATAAGTGGTGATAGCATCTGCATACCAAGACTTCCTCTCAATGCTAACAAACCTGATGTCATAACCTTCAAAGATTGCTTTCCATCTATTGTAACATTTTTTGAGTCAAGTTTCAAGGTCTCATATGCGTTTGCCCAAATAACACCCTGTGGAGCATTACCATTAGCAACAAGTTCAATATCAAGGGCCTCTAATTTAATTTTACCCTTCGTTGCTTTGAGATGTATGTCACCATTCTTAGCAAGAATCATGATTGCTTCTTGTTGTTGTTCTAGATCCTCACCACTATGAATAAAGGTTGAACCTGGTGAATTTAATAAAGTATAACCAGTTCTTGGGCCATCTTCATCAAAAGACATGAAGTGTCTACCATCTAATGCCTGAATGTGAACACTAGAAGTAACATCACCCTTTGGGCTTATTTTACCAAAGGTAATTGCACCATTCATGGCACTGATTACTTGGTTCCAAAAATTCTTTTTCTCAGACATTAATATCCTCCGTATCCACCACCGCCACCACTGCTAGGTGGGCTAGATGATGGTGGTGCTGGTGTTGATGGTGTTGATGGTGCAGGTGCTGGTGTAGATGGAGTCGAATATCCACCACCAGTTGCAGGTGTTGTGCTTGGTGTGCTGGTCGCTGGTGTTGTTGATGGAGCACTCGTTGGTGTCGTAGAGTAACTTCCTCTTGATGGAGAACTTATAGCTTCTATAGTATCCTCTCTTGTTTCAGTTTCCTCTATTTGACTAGGAGCAATTGAACCTTCAATTTGTCTCTTTTGAATACTTGCGAGTTGAGTATCATAGACAATGATATTAGTTCCAGATGTTTTTGCAGATGTTCCTGCATATCTGATACCATTTACATAATATACGTTTCCATAGTATGGTTTACCATCAACGTAACCATTTATATTTAACCCAACTAAATCAAACACTTGAACTACATCTGTTAATACTGGTTCAACTGGTTGTGGATCACGAATAATATCAAAATTAGGAACGAAAGTTGCGTTAACTCCAGTTTCAGTATTCATTCTGATTTGTGGTAATTCTGTAAATCTACCACCTTTATCAACAGATACTGATTTTATTTTACCAAAAGGATCACAGTTATAAGATAGAACGGTTCCATTACTTGGTATTATTTCTATTGTATCAACTCCACAATTATGATTAAAGCCTGGATTTGTAACAGTCACACCCGTGAGTTCTATGATAGCAGGATATTGTGGAACTGTTTGTGCTGGTGGAAGATAACCTTGACCACTATCCTTCACAATTACTTGAACAACAACTCCAGTCAAAGCACCAGTTCCTAATATTGTTTGAAGAACAGCACCACTACCATTATTGCACGGATCAATCACTTGAACTTGTGGAGGTATATTATATCCAAATCCACCACTCACAAGATCGACTGCAATCAAGTTACCATTAATATCTACCACTGGATTCGCACTCGCTCCAACACCTCCACCTCCAAAAAATTTAAGTGTAGGTGGGCCACAAGGTTGATCTCCAGTTAAACAAGGATCTGATCTTCTTAGATTTTTGGGAGTTAGTGCATTGACTTCATTAATTGTCAAAAATCTTACCTTCTCATCACCATCAATAAAAATAAATTCTGTATCTGGATTCAATTCTGCATACGCATTTGCATCAGAAACTGATACATTTTGAACGTATCCATCAGTTTCGCTGATGTATCCGACTTTAATATTGTCAAATGAGGTTTGCGATATTGGCATTATTCTAAACTCTCCTTAACTGTGTCATATATGATACTATGTGGTGTGGTTGTATGTGCGATACCAACCATTTTAACAACACTTCCATCTTCTCTTTGATGAATATGGAAATCTCCATAATAAGGTTGACCATTTACATAACCGACTAGATTAGTCAATTCTTTTTCTCTAGTTTTAGGTTTAGCAAATACTTTCTTTATTTTAACACCTTCTTTACTAGAACTCAACTTTTCTATACTAGTTCCATAAGATTTTCTCTCTTTCACGGTCTGTGAAGAATCTTTAGCAGATTCGGCAACTGATGACATGTTAGGTTTACCAGTTCCCGTGCCTCCACTTTGCATTGTGTGCTCATCATTTGGTGAACACTCTGGATCGGGATCACAATCAAATATTTTAGTTATTGAATTAACAAAATTTAATGCACTTACTATGTCAAAGTTCATACCACCTAATGCACCTAATCCCAAACCAGTAGGGATTGATCCAGCAAGAGAACCTCCTCGATTAGCAATAGCATTTAATATTCTTGGATTAGTCGCTGCTAAACCAGCTGCAGCAGAAAGTAGATTGGGTATGTTACCAGTTCTAATTGCTCCAAAAGCATTTCCTATTCCAGTTAAAATATTTTCATCAATACCAAGTATGTTTGTTGTTAAGGCTAATCCTGCTGCGATACCATTAGGATCTGAACTATCATCAATTAATGATAATGCATTTGCAATTAATGTTTGATTATCTGGAGTGTTTTGACCAGCAGCATCAATAAAAGAAATTAATCCAAAGCCGTAATTACCATCTGCCCAATAACGATTTGCACCCCCCACAGAATTAGGATCTATCCCAGCTCGATCTGCCACTGTTTGTGATATACTCAAAACTAAATCTCCAGATGAAAGAGATGCCAAAACATTATTTTCATTTATAGCATTATCAATTACTCCACTATTTTCTGATCCAGTTTCGGTAGATGATCCTCCTAAAGAATTTTGAATTTCATCAATCACAGGGCCAATCGCACTATCAAATCCTGACATGATCGTATTGATAGTTCCTCCTAATACCTCACCAATTATCTCCTCAGTCTCACAAAGTGGTGTAGGTCTATAGAATCCATCAGGAGTTGGAGGTGGAACATCACCAGAACCAGGTGTGTCTAATACAGGAACGCTTGGTATTACTGATGAAGTGCTGACACCAGCAACTCCTGCCTCAGATGTGGCAACATTAGCAGCTACTTGCTCTGCCTTTTTCTTTTTTCTGTTGAATGCTTTCTTTAAAGCAGCTGCAATTAATCCTGCGAGTGCAAGGCCTGCCATACCATTAAACATACAAGCAATTTTCTCTAGACCCTCTACTTTTTTGTTCAATAATTCCAAAGCATGTGATGGTGGAGCAAGATTCTCTAAAGGTGCAAGTTTTTCATTAAACTGTTTAGTTGTAAACTGTTGAAGTTTATTCATTGTGCCCTTCATGAATTTTGACATCTCTTGAGATGCATCTTCAATTGCTTTGTCTATGTCTTTATTATTCTGCACAATTGGTAAACTAGAAGCGAGATCAGCTTCTGTCAGAGAGTTTTGAAATGCTTCTATTTGAGATGTCAATTGTGATATAACAGTCTGTATATTTTTTGTATCAGATTGCGTATCTGGATTGGGGCAAGCGAGTGTATGTTTTTCTTCTAAAACAGTGTTATATTTTCTATCAGCAGTCGTATCTAAATTATTTGCATCTGATGCTTCTTTTGTTACATTTTCTGATGATGGAGAACTATACACCTCGTTTCCTGCTTGGCCTGGTGCAAGATCTGCATCTTTAAGTTTCTTTTGTTCGTTAGGTTCTGGATCTAACATTTTAGCGAAGAAACTTACTGGAGAGAAGTTCTTTCCACCACTACCCTCAGTTCCCATTTTTCTCTCAAGTTTAGTCTTAGCGTTGTTACCAAGACAACCCATAATTATAGGAGTCTGTTGATCTTTTCCATCAAGAAAAAAACCAAATACAAAACTTCCTTGTTTGATCGCAGGTGTTTGATATGATCCACCATGACCTGTTCCAGCAGTCACGGGATACATCACTTGAGCCCAAGGAAGTTGTTCTGCCGTTACATCAGATTCATCCTGCTCATGATGACCTATAATTCTAACCTTATATCGATATCCCCATGCTGGCATATCCTCAACCTTTTCAAATTTGGTCGGGTTTTGATTTTCTCTCCACGTTGAATCATCAGCGACTTGGCCTATAAACCAATAAAAACTGCCTCCTAAAAAACCAGGATTAAATAACGATGACGATTCCATATTTTTTAATCGTCATATACCAGACACTCTGGTTCATCAGGATGTATATCGCAGAATACTTCTAGAACATTTGGGTCATGATGATCTCCTGCTTTGATCTCATCTTTATGATGTTCAACATATTCTTCTAAGTCATGCAACTCATCTTCAATATGATGACGCATGGGTTCAGAGGTTTTTGGATCTGCAAGGATCTCTTTGTCTTTTGCAATGTGATCTTCTATGCTTTTCATAAGTTACCTATGTTGTTGTACTATGATTACCTTTTCTGCCAAATGAATCTCTTGCTAAATTTAATTTAGTATAAGTTCCACCAGCATCAATAAAGTGGCATAAATCGGCTATAATATATAGACCACCACTTTCCCTATTCAATGTATCATCTTTCTCTGCTTGAACGGAGAATATGTCAACAAATATTACATCTCCTGCATGTAAACTAAAGTCTCCAGCGATAGTTACCTCCATCATACCAGAAAAAAGTTGATTGTATCTACGAATAGATTGATTTAATGTTCTAACTGCCTCAAAATTAGGTAATGTGCTTCCTTCCACCTGTTCTTGAGTATCACCGTCAGGAAGAGTTCCACTATCAACCAAATATAATGTAGTTCTAGTATAATCTTTTTGATCACTATCAAATTTAGAATTAAATTTAGGTAAATCTTTTCCTGCTAATTCAACATCTTCCTTAACCTCTTCAGCAGTTTGTTCTATCACCTCGTATTTACAATCATAAGCATTAAATAAAACTATTTTAGTTTTGTAAGCACCCATGTTCATTTTTGATTGAACATTAATTGAATTATCTGATTTGTGTTCTAATATTTTTCCATCATAACCAGCAGGAGTTACTTGTGTATCAGTGGAATTATTAAAAATATATGATTTCTTTTTATCCTGTTTGAATAATCCTTCAATGGATTTAAAATGATAACCGTCAGCAGTTTCAAAGAAAAGAAATCCAGCACTACTACCATCACTACCTGATGGAACTCCCTGTTTAGAGAGAAGATTTAACATGTAAAAAGGTTTACGACCATTACCGATAAAATTATATCTGTTCGCTGTTTGTTCTATGTCTAATTCTTTTTCAGATTTTAATCTATCTGTAAATATTTTTTCAATACTATCAGATATGAGGCCATTCTCTCTAGTTCTACATCTGTTCTCACCCATTTCATTACGAATAAATTCTTCAGACACTAACTCCAAACTAATAACATTTTTGGATCCATCTTCATATACTGGTTTTACTTTGTTAACAATCATATCAACTTTGATTTTCTCCTCTTTATTATCCTCAAACTCCAACCTAAAATCTTCTGTTCCTATAATAGGTAAACCCTCTACTGCAGACTTACCTTCAATTGCATTTCCAACATCACTAAACACAACATATGCTTTAACACTATCCTGTAGTATACTTTCATGATAAGTCATACGAAGTATTCCATTCACTAAACTAACAGATTTTTCTGTATCTACGTTAGAGGTTATATCTGCCTTTGTGATGCTTGCTGGTGCTGAATTTTGTGTGCTATTACTCATGATATTATTTACCTCCGTACAAAGCTAGTTCAGTGTCATCTATAACAACCACTCTTGTTTTAGCTCCACTACCTCTTCTATTTCTTCTTCCAGTTGAAACTGTTTTAGTTTTTTCAATCGGAACAGGTATAATCACAGCATCACCCTCACCACTTTCATATGTTGTCTCTGCTGCCACTGCCTCTGCATTTGCATCATTCTTATTATCTTGATTATCAGAAACAACTGCGGTGCTACCAGTGCTACCACCGTTAGTTACAGCTTCACCTTCATTCCTGTCACCAAAGAAAGATTTGAATAATAGAGGATAGAACTTAAGAGGATTAAGTATATTAAGAAGATTTGGGAACTTATCTATTTGACCATCCTTTCCTCCAGCAAATCCAAGACTCTTAAATAAATCATACAATTTAAAGAATTTAGTACCTCTGGTAAGTGCCATTCTAATTCCTTTTGGTTTTCCGTCTGCCACTTCAATAGGGTCTGTTTTGAGCACATTGTTTATGAAGGCCTTGATTCCTCCACCAATCCAATCTGTCACCATCTTTCCTCCCTTGAAGAGAGTTGTAAATGTATCTTTTAATTTCTGACCAACACCTTCGATACCTTTACCCATCAATAATTCATACAACAAATCACCAACAAACACACCAATCGTTTCACCAATCAATGTTCCGAGAATTGGTATGGGTATGAATGTTCCAAGTGCACCACCTAATGCAGCACCTAATCCTTTGAAGATTGCTTGAGATGCTGGTTCTCCTGACAGTAGAGATACAATAGTAATAACAAGAGGGCCTACGATTGGAATCTTACCAAAGAACTTAGAAAGAAATGGTTTAGCACCCTTAAATGCAGGTGCAATAACTCCTGAAGCCTTACCAAATATCTTTGCAGCAAATCCACCTACTTTTGTTAAACCCTTAGTTACCAATCCTTTTCCTGCTTGAAATAATTTTGTTGCACCTTTAGCGATATTCGGAAATAATTTAGATGCAAGATTTAGGCCTCTCTTAATAAAATTCTTAACTAATTTGAATGCATTTTTTATATTTTTTATAACTGACTTAAATATTTTTTCACCTATAACTTTCCATATTATAAATGCATTAATTAAATTTTTTACATTCTCCATGAATGTTCTGAATTTTTCAGCACCCTCTTCACCAAAAATTTTAGTCACTAATTGTTCTGCACCATCAGCAATCTTATATCCAAAGTCAACAAAAGTTGTCAATAAATCAAACAGACCTCCAGCAACACCTGTGATAACATTAAACAAAGGTTGTGCTATTTTAAAAATACCAAGAA